AGAAGCAGATTGTCAGCACGGAGACATAGTTATTCCTTGTACTAAATTGCCTAAATTATTTCAAACCTTAATCCTAAAACAAATCAACAAATGAACTTCCTAAACCTAACCAGACTCAGCCTTACTCTACAAGGTGAAGTAAGAGAAAATGTCATCTTTGTAAATCCTCAGCACATCAGAGTATTTTGTTTACACTATGCAGACAACTTTGATATGGATGTAACTGCAATCAGTTGGGCAGTTGGGTCATTTACTGAGACCTATGTAAAAGAAACACCACACCAAATCGAAAAACAATTAGAAATATGCTTATCAAACTAACCTTTGCAAATAGAAGAGAATTTGTCTACATCAACCCCGATCACATTGGTCATTGCTATCGTGTTCCCGAAGAAACAGAAAGAGCAAGAACAATTGCAGAGCATACAATGGTTGGTGTAACTACCCACAACAATGGAGGATTTGCAGTAAAAGAAACGCCCGAACAAATTAAAAAACTAATCGAAAAACTATGAAACAACTAAATGTATTAATCGCTTGTGAGTTCAGCGGAACCGTCCGTGATGCCTTCACCAAATTAGGTCACATCGCAGTAAGTTGTGACCTTGAGCCAACAGATGTACCCGGTCTGCACTACCAAGGTAATGTATTCGATATCGTCAGTAAGAATCCATTTAACGATCAGCCTTGGGACTTAATGATTGCCCATCCTCCTTGTACATACCTTACCCTCGCAGGTAACAGATGGTTCAAGCCCGAATACAAAGAGAGATACCCGACCAGGGAACAAGATAGGCAAGATGGTATTGACTTCTTTATGGAGTTATATAACCTACCTATCCCACACATAGCAGTAGAGAATCCCATAGGTATTATGTCCTCTCGTTTCCGTAAAGCTGATCAAATCATTCAACCTTGGATGTTCGGAGACCCATTCCAAAAAAGTACTTGCCTATGGCTTAAGAATCTGCCAACCCTCACGCCTACCAATATCGTTTCCAAAGGGGAATTCATCGAATGGGAATGCAAGAAAACAGGCAGAATTAAACGCCAACCCAAATGGTATGCAGAAGCATTTCAAAAGACCAAGACGCCAGCCGAGAGAATGAAATTGCGTAACAAGACATTCCAAGGTATTGCCGATGCTATCGCAGAACAATTTTCTGCTTATGTATTGGATTGTAAGAAATAATACTATATTTGCACAACTAAAACACAAATAAATATGATACACTCAATTATTACTCAAGTAGAAGAATCAGACCGCAACATTTACATCACCATCGAAGATGGTTCTTTGGTATCCGTTAGTTACTCACAAGGACTTGGAGACATCGATCTCGACTTCCTTACTACTCACAATCCGGGAATCACATCGTTCGTTATTCGTGAACTTGAAAAACAAGGAGATGAACTATACTCACCAGAGTTCTTCTTTCCATCGCCATATTGGGATGAGCAAGTTAAGGTTATTGATGATGCCATTTGGAGTTTGCTCAAGATAGAAAATAAGAAAGCCGAACTAATCGAACGCATCGAGAAGTTGGAAAGAGAAATAGATACATACAAAGCACAAATCAAAATAGTAGAAGATAGTTATGGAATTTAAGATAACACACAGACCAATGCACTCTCCCGAATTGGGAGTACCCGAACCCAAGGAGATTACTTTTTCCTTGGGTCAGATCGATCAGATGTATGAAGGTAGAGGTAACTGTTGCCGATGTGGTTGTGGTGGTAATTACTACAACTTGGAGCGTAACTCTCGCAAGATTATCAATGCCCTACAGAAGATGGAATCGGGCAGATACGATGTCGAGTCTATCGATGATTACATCTTTGAGATTACCATCGATGAATTCTACGACAAGTGGGGACAATTAAGCAGAACCAAAGTACAAACCATTTACCTAAACAAATAAAAAAAATGAGATACACAATAGAAGAATTAGACCAAATGCTTTATGCATTGCACGATGCTATCGATGAACTTGAGTTGAATCTAAATACTACGGAAGATCAGCCCGAATCAAGGCAAGCATATATCGAGCAACTCTCACAACTTTCAAAAATCTCTCAACTTTTAACTGACCTTATCCTTAAATAAAACAATGGAACTCTATCAAATTAAAACGACCGCTTATTCCGAGGAGGATATGTTATTAATCTCTGATGCTCCTTACGAGGAGATTGAGAAAGTCTTAGAACCAATGGTGTATGCAGAAAGAAGGGGAAAAGAGTGGTATGACCACAGCGAGTACCTCCAGGCATTGCGTACTGCTTTACCACAATATAAATTAATGTACATTCCCGAACCAACAGAAATAGTATTATGAAAATAGAAACTTATTGCCCACTATTCCCCGGCTTTTACAACACTGTCTTTGAACCTTGTGAGGATAATGAAATATACTCCTACAATCAAGACAACGATAAAAATCTATCTTACGATGATTTCAAATGGGACTACGATGACTATCGAGAAAGAGTAGCATCTGCCTTTGTGGAAGATTTTGAAAGGGAATTCCAAGAGATTATACCTGCTGAGATTAAGTATCAGAGTATCTCAAGCCCCGCCTACTACAACTTCTCCAATGACTCAATCAATATTGAGGTAGACTTTGACTTCCCTCGCTTTATGGAGATTGTCAACAAAAACAAGGAGAACATCAGAAAGTACATACTTGAGAACTACACATCAAGAGATGGGTTCAACTCCTTCCATAGCAATAATGTGGATGACTGGTGTGATCCCGAATATGTATTGGAATTCATTCAGCATCGTGTTGGTGCTTTGATGGAAGCCTTGTATCATTATCATCTCAATATGGAAGATGTTATTTATTGGGCAAACTCAGAAATGTATATTCACTACGAAGTTAAGTATCCCTTCAGCGAAGGTGAACAATACTTCACAATTGAGAATGGTGTTGTTGTGGAATCTGTATGGGATAATGTATCAGAAGAACTGCACGACTCTCACATAAAATATTACTCAACTCTGGAGGAAGCACAATCAGACTCAGAGTGGAATGGAACAATCAATCTAATCTAAATAAATATGACAACCAAAGCAAGTTTAATCACCAAGTTACAAAAGAAATACCCCAATATGACCATCTTCAAGGATGGTAATGGATGGGTTGACAAATCACCAAATATCTTCTCAGCCTCAGCTGAGGATTCAGATGTAATGTCCTCGGATGGATACGATCTGCTCAACTATTGGACGGAGAACTATGAATTTTGGGACTTAGGAGTTCACAATGAACTTGTTAAGTTCCTTAGAGACCACGGATGGTATGCAGAGTGGGTTAACCCTGGTGTAATAGCAATTGTAAAAGATATTTAATTATGAAAATAGAATTAGTGAAACATCAAATACTTGACAACGATCCTTGGTGGTTTGAATTAGGTATATCGTGGCAAACAACAGAGTGGCACAAAAAGAAGTATTTAATTACTATCGCATTGTGCTTTTGGTCAATTTACATCAGATACGGAGGTAACAACAATCAAGAAACAAAATGAAAGTATTAGAATTATTCGCAGGATCTCGCAGTATCGGTAAGGTATGCGATGAGTTAGGTCACGAGGTATTCTCCTCTGATTGGACACCATTTGATGGTATTGACTATGCAGTTGATATCAATCAGTTTGATACACATAAACTACCATTCATCCCGGATATGATATGGGCATCTCCTCCGTGTACTACATTCTCTGTTGCCTCTATAGGTAAACATTGGGATATGAATCGGAGACCCAAAACACAAGATGCTTTGATGGGTCTACAGATCCTCAAGAAGACTATCTACATCATCGATTACTTCCGCACCTTGAATCCTCACCTTATTTGGTACATCGAGAATCCTCGTGGTATGATGCGTAAGATGGATGCCTTCGATGTGCTTCCCCACATCCGTCAGACCGTCACCTATTGTCAGTATGGCGATACCCGAATGAAACCCACAGATATATGGACAAACAACTACGATTGGATTCCACGCCCTGCGTGTAAGAATGGTATGTCTTGCCACATCTCAGCCCCTCGTGGCTCCAGAACCGGCACCCAAGGTCTGAAAGGTTCTTATGTTAGATCACAAATCCCCTATGAATTATGCAAAGAGATAGTATTGAATTCCGTGAAGTAGTTAAACTACTAATTAACAAAGGCAATGTAAGTTTCAACGCCTTTGATGGTACAATTAGAAAAGCCGGTTACCTTGTACCTATTGAGTATTACCACGAAGACTTAATAGACATTGTATCCTTTGAGGAGATAATGGATGTGGTTGATGCTGATATCCCCGATATCGAAAAAGAATACGAAGCAGACTATGATTTTGAAAAGGCATTGTACATAGATGTTAACGCCACCGAAAGTTTTTTCGAGGTTGCTATGGATCTGTGGTTTGTTGACTTTGATGAGGCAGTTAGGGTAGCGGAAGATTTAGATATCCCATCGGAAGAAATCTATGATATAGCAAACGAATGTTATATATACGATGATGAGGAAGATGATTAAGTATTTATTTCATATCATTCTATTCGCATTGGTGATGTCCTCTATGGCACTGATAGATTATTTTGTAACAAAGAACCGATGAAGTCAATAGAAGTAGAACTACCGATTGATGCCTATGCATTAGTGAGAGCTTGTATCCAATGTTCGTGGAATTTTGCATCCATCGGTCTCAGACCAAACAAGATGTTGTATTAAAAATGATGAAAAAAGTAATAAGCAGAAAATGAAAGCAGTAGGATACATCCGTGTGAGTACGGATATGCAAGCAGACAAGGGTACATCTCTTGACAACCAAATAGCACGCATCGAGCAGTACGCCAAGGACAAAGGCTTTATTTTGGAAAATATTTATCAAGATGCAGGCTATAGTGGAAAAAATACCAATAGACCAGGCTTTCAAGCGATGTTTAGTCGACTAAGAAAACCAGGGGTAAGTGCAGTCATTGTATGGCACAGCACACGTTTCGCCCGTAACCTTAAGGACAACATCGTGCATATGGCTGAGTTGGAGCAGAGGAAGATTAAGTTCTACTCTGTAGAAGAACCTGAGATGTCAGGGTCAAGTGGTAAGGCTATGAGAAATCTTATGGCCGTCTTTGCTGAGTATCAGAGTGATGTTACCGGTGACCACACACGATCCGTTAAGGCAAATCTTAAAAAGACATTCAAGGTCTATTGTCCTTATGCTCCCCTTGGGTTTAAGAATGAGGACGGCATTTTGGTCCGAGACCCAAACAGTTACAAAATTGTGGAGCAGGTGCAGATGTACCACGCCCAAGGCTTATCCCTACAACGCATCGCCAAGGAATTGAATACGGCTGGTGTGGTGGGAAGCAAGGGTGGTAAGTTCCACGCAAGTACAATACAAAAAATTCTAAATAATAACATATA